TAATAAAAGAAGACAATATTTAAATAAAATTACTCCATTATGGATTTCAAAGATTATTACCAAATTTTATAAATAGTATACCATGGCATGTATTAAAACAATTTTAAATTTTCAAAATGAATTACGTCTTCATCACTGGGGAACTAAGTCATACGCCGCACATATAGCCCTAGGAACCGCCTATACAGGAATAGATGCTCTTCTCGATACCTTTGCAGAAACATATATGGGAACCTTTGGTAAAGAAGAATTACGAGAAATTAATGAATTAAATTTAAATGGACCGCATAAAACAACTGCCATGCAAGTTTTAAGTTCATTTGAAGAATTTTTAATTAAAGAATTGCCAAATGAAATTGGTTCGGATCAAACTGCTTTGTTAAATATAAAGGATGAGATGATTGCTTTGGTACAACAAACCAAGTACTTACTAACCTTGTCCTAGGAGTTAATATGAAAATTTCAGAACTAGTGTACGAAGTCCGAAAACTAGCACGCAAAGAAGAAGATCCTATCAACAAGGATCTTTTTTATCAATGTGCTAAATCATTAGAAATTCTTGGCAATCTTGCAAAAATATCTGATCTTGCAGTTGCAGAACATAACGCAGCAGAAGAACCATCAATTGATTACGATGGTGAACTTAAATGGAATGTAGATGATGTAACTCTATCAATGATGGATGAACATATCGATGACCTAATTCAATATGGATTTATGGATCCAATTGATCGTTGGCCCTATGGCGAGCAACCTTTTACTAAATTTGTTGCCAAATATGCTCAACGTCACTTCATCAAAGATTCTAAAACAGAATAGACCTTTGTTGGAATTGATATGTGGCTAAGTGTAGCCATATTTGAAGGCATTATGCGCAAAACGCATTTGCTATAATATGGATCTTGTTTGAAAGAATAGAACTTTCGTGATTTTTCCATCATAAAATGGCTATAAATGTATACGTGAGCACGTTTTGAATACATTTTTGTATCAATTTTTAATTTAAATTCATTAATTAATCGAACGGCTCGTTTTTCACAGTCTCTTTCCATGGATCGAACAATAAAAAATGCTCTTTTGACATCTTTAGAAGCATAATTTTTACCTTTTAACCATCCATCTACAATATTTGAGGCTTTGTATGATTTTTCATATATTTTACTGCTATTGATGTATTGTAAAAAATGACAATATTCATGAACAAGTACATGCAAAAATTGATTGCATTGTTTGGCAATACGAATAGCCTTTCCAGACTCGTCAAAGCACCCAGAACAGCGAAAACCGTCTACATTGACACATTTACCACGTCCAATAATAAGTTTCATACCATATTGGGAAAGATGCTTACGTACAAATTTTGTAAACTGACGACTCTTCTGTTCCATAAAGTCCTCCTCAGTCAGTATTATTTAGAATAATGACTTGACAAATCAGATATAGGGTGTATAGTGTAGTAACTTCTTATAAGAAAGGAAAGTTCTATGGATATTACTACTGTTGACCGTCCGACGAAGATTCAGAAGGTGTTTGATTATATGCGATCCGGTACGCCTCTTAATGCGGTAGAGGCTCGCAAGCGTTTTAAGGTTGGTAATCTTCGTGCAACGATGAGTCACCTCCGTGAGGCATTTGATCGTATGGATCTGAACTACACCGTAGTTCGTGATACCGTAAAGGGTCGTGCACATTACCGAGTTGTTCGTTCGCGTAGTCGGTAAATTATGTAAAATTTTTGTAAGGGATAAGACCTCCAGCAATGGGGGTCTTATCCTATCTGTACATTTAGTTCTAATGTTACTGGTCCAACAAAATCAATATAAAGATTTCGTGGAGATGTTGCTTGTTTAAGATATATCACACTCGATTGATCAAAGCCAGGTGTTCCAAGATAATATAGGTTACTAGATATCAAATTTGTTTTAGTAATTTCTGAATAAACAAATACTGAATATCCTTTTAATGATGGATGACTTAAATCCAATTTAAATCCATTATTAATAGCAATTGAGATTGCACTTGATGCTCTTAATACGTAACTTGTGGGATAATTTAATAACAGAGTTGCAGTTGGATTGCCGTTAGTATCAACTGACTGATCTATTTGTGCAAAGATTGCTGCGTCAAATACAAATGTTTTATCTCCACTCGCAGCATTATAAGAACTGTCAGAAAGTCTAGAACATGAATCACATACAATCCATTGTGTGCTGCATGTGGCTCCCTCATATTGACTTCTTAAGAATGCTTGTAATTCATTTTGTTTTTCATAACAATTTACTTGATTGCCATCACCATCATAAACAACATAACACCCAGTTGTTTTTGTACTCTTAGCTAGAATATCTGGATTAGAATTTCCACGAATAAATTGAGTTATTGTTCCAAATGATGAAGATATATTTTCATTTGTAAGAGTTACCCCACAATAGATTATTTCTTTTTTATCTTTTAACTGTAGTGAACCAGAAACTAAAAGTTTACCTGAATTTAAAGTTGATCCTGCAATTTCAACATATTCTTGTTTTGAAAATACAGATCCTAAAATTCCTTTATTTAATACCGACTTAAATTTAGAATCATTTAAATTATTTTTAATCCAATTAGAATTAGTTGCACCAATATACGTTGTTGAATACTGTGGTGGTTTTACAAAATTATTTTTTATATAATACGTGTATGTATTATCATATGTAAAACCGGAAACAATCCCACCTATAATGAGTTTATTATCTCCAGTTAATGCCTGTAAACTAAAGACACCAGATATGTCTCTACGCAATTCTACATCAGCATCATAGTAATCACCGTTGTTTAATGCAAAAGTAGTACCAGCTGGTGTATTTTGAAACATTTTAACTAATGTTGTTCGATCAGAATTATCATAACATTCTGAATAATCAATAAAGCAACTTGACCCAGCAATGGATACATTCGGTGAAGAATTTATATATCCTTTTGTAAATATTGGATCATATGTAGATCCAGCTATTTCAAAACCATAATTTTGTATTACCTGGGAGGCTGTTAGGAAAAATGACATATTATGTTGCTAGATATGTAATTACTTGTGTTCCAGTATTAGATATTGCAAAAATTTTATTTGTGTTAATAACATTCATAGAAACACTTTCACCTGGATCTAGAGCATAACCAAATGATGATCCAAGAAGTCCAGATGTGTTTCCAAGATATATAAAATCTGTATTTGTTGAAAGTGCTTTAATATTAATTGCAGCAGTCGTAGTGTACCCAGCTGCATCCATTTGTCCTACAGCAACAGAAGTAGCAGACAATCTTCCAGTTTTAAAAGCTGATGGTCTTCCTACACCTAAAGCAGTAAAATCACTTCTTAGACCAACTACTTCATTGTATATAGCAGTCATACCACCCAAAAGATTAGTATCATTGATTGGTAGTGGATATCCACCAGAGAAACCCTGTACTGCTAGAGTTGTACCAATAGTTGCATTTATTGACGCACCAACAATACTAACCTTTAATGCATCACCTGATATTCCTACTGCAGAACCGGTTGTATCTACTAGATTGGCATAAACATATGTTAACCCACTAGGACCAAATACAGAAACTGAATCAGTGGTTCGAGATAATTGTCTACCACCAGTTACTTCAATTCTTGTACCAGATTGAGTTGAGACGTATATAGGAGATCCACTCAGTCCAATTGCATTAACAGTGCCACTGACAACCACTGGACCGGCTCCTGGTCCCTGTACAGCGATTGTACCAGTAAACCCAGAAATGGTAGCAGTCATTCCACCAGCAACGGTTACAGGAAATGGTGTTGCTGCTGATACAATTGTTGCAGATCCGGTTACACCATATGCTAATTTTATTACTTGAAAATGAGCAGTGATGCCTCCAAATCTAGCTACATCAGTAGCAACAGCAGCTGTTAGACCGGAAGTTTCAATAATAATATTTGTGTCGTTGTCTACTGCCATGGTTTCCTCTAAATAGTTCTAGCAATATTTAGGTGTATTAAATTATTGGATAATCGATAATAGGTGATATAATAGTATTATGTATATAGACGAAGCCGCAAAAGAAAAATTTTCTTCCCAAATAATAAATAGAGTAAAGGTTACAAAATTACCCTTTATTGATTGTGTTTTAGAATTAGCCAATGAAATGGGTATAGATCCCAGTTCTGCTGGAAAATTACTAACTAAACCAATTATTGAAAAAATTGAAGTTGAAGCAAAATCACTTCATTTTATCAAAGAAACAAATAAAAACAGTAAACTACCAGTTGACTAATTGATTTGTAGACGTATACTAAACACAGAAAGGCCGAGGTAGATCCTCGGGCAAATACAATGGCAAATTTTTCAGATTTTAAGAAGAAGAGTAAGAACTCAGTCGCATCTCTAACCGAGCGTATGGATAAGCTCACGTCAAAGGAGAGTTACAAAGATGACCGTATTTGGAAGCCTGGTATTGATAAGGCTGGAAACGGTTATGCAGTAATTCGATTCCTTCCTGAGATTGCAGGAGAAGAGACTCCCTTTGTTTCAGTTTACAGTCATGCCTTTAAGGGAAAGGGTGGATGGTTGTTTGAAAACTGCCCAACTACTCTTGGAGAAAAGTGCCCAGTTTGTGAAGCAAACACAGAACTCTGGAATAGTGGAATTGAAGATGACAAGAATATTGCACGTAATCGTAAACGTAAGTTGACTTACATCTCCAACATTCTTGTTCTTGAAGATCCAGCAAACCCAGAGAATAAGGGAAAGGTTTTCCTTTATCAGTATGGTACTAAGATCTTCCAGAAGATTCAGGGGCTGGCTCACCCAGAGTATCAGGATGAGACGGCTGTTGATCCATTTAACTTTTGGACTGGTGCAGACTTCAAGATCAAGATTCGCAATGTCGGTGGGTATGTGAACTATGATCGTTCAGAGTTTGCTGCTCCTGCTCCTCTCCTTGGTGGAGATGATAAAAAGCTAGAGGAACTCTGGAAGAAGCAATACGCCCTCAAGGAGTTTACTGACAAGAGTCAGTTCAAGAGTTATGATGAACTCAAGGCACGACTCAAGAAGGCAACCGGAGACGATATTCGTGCTCAGTTTACCGAGTCAAAGAGTATTGAAGATGATGTATCGGATACAACAATTCGTGAAGACATTGAGGAAAAAGATCCTCTAAAGTACTTCTCCGAAATGGAAAATGATTGAGAAAAGCCCCGCAAGGGGCTTTTTTTATCCCCACGAAGGACGAGATAAAGTTAGATTTAACCGATCAAAGAACATGACATTTTTTTGCATGTTTGTTGTTCGTGATTCTGTTTTGCCTTGATCATTACTTACCAAATCTTGTTTTTTACCAATTTTAGTATTTAATTCTTGCATAGCACTATACATTCCATTCATTTCAGAATATATTTGTTCTTGTCCAGATGCTGTATTAAGCATTCCTGATTGAATTGTTTCAGCATTTTCTACCATAGGTGTGTTTAATGAGACATATGATGACATACTTGATTGCATCGGATTTATAACTTCTCTGTCTGGAATTCTTGGTGATTCTGCTGTTAATGAAACTACATTATTTTCTGGTTGTTTAATTTGATCCATTTCAAACACATAAGATCTTTGTTCTGAATTAGTTGAAGTATTTAATGCTTGATCAAAATTTGATTGTTCAGCTCTTAAATCTAAATCAAACGTATTTTGGTTTATATCTGGGTTCATTGATTTATTATATTAAATGGATTATTATTTGATTGTGACGAATTTTGTGTTTGCAAATTTTCTAATAATAAATTGATATAGATTTCTCTCTCCCATACCATCATATTTTCTATATCTGTAATATTCCAAGAAAACGTATTTATTAATTTAAAATTTGATTTATAATAATCGGTAAGATCAAAGTATCTTACCGAAAGATAAAAAAATCTAATACCCCATTTACCTCCTTTTCATAACCATCTAACAATTTAATTGTCGCTGTGAGTCTAGGTTGATTTGATAAAAAGTTATCAAATTCTTTTAACACAGATATTGGAAGATTGTTTATTATTTCTTTAATTTCATCTGGTACAAATTTATTAAAGTCATAAATTTCTTTTTGAACAATTATTTTTTTAATACATATTTTATAAAAATCATTAGTTTCAAAAGAATTTAATTTAAGAAGATCAGAAAAAATAGGTGATTCTAATTCAATTAAAATGTTATTGTTTATATTAATAATTTTTTTATTTAATGAATTCACACAAACTATATCTGAGATATTCAATTCATATTTGTTTTTTTCAAATATAACTGATATATGTTCATCTACACTTTTTGATCTAATGTGTAAAAACAAATATTCTGCATCTGCAATGCATAATTCATTAATATCAATATTATTAGTATTATTTTTTATAATTTCATAAAGAGCAATCAGAGCTAATTTTTTATTATTTTCTTGTAAAATAATAGAAAGATTCTTAGCATCCTTTACTTTAAATGGTGTAAATAATACTTTTAATTTACTTACAGGTAATACTACTTCGTACTTTGGAAAATATACATTCAATTCATCTAATAAATTCATAATAATTATAATCTTTCGTTTTTATAATCTCTATAGTTAAACACTACTGTGTAACGTAAATATGGATCTGGTGCAACACTACTAACTCTCAGTGGAGTTGTTTCAACGGGAAACACTTCATTAAAGGTATACCTCGAAACTATATTTCCATTTAAGTCTAGTAAATTTAATATTACTTTACAGTTTTTTACAATATCATCATAGTATGCTAATTTAAATGGAGTATTGTAACTTCCTACAGAATAACCACCACTATAGATAGCATTAAACCAATCATTAAAAAACAATAATGTTCTATTGTCACCGGTTACTGGAAATGTTACAGCAAATCCGTGTGCAAAACTTTGGCTTCTTGGAATCAATCTTCCAACACCATAACCGGATAAATCGTCAGCAACATGATCTATGGCTCGTTGATTTAAAAGAAATTCATCTACTACGTATTCTGGATCTAAGAATGCAGAACTTGGAGTATTCAGAAATGATATCGAATATCTATTAGGTCTCTGAATACCTTTATGTTGAGTAAAATAATTTTTTAAACTTGATATGGTATTATCTAAATTAGGCATTGGAGAATAATTCTTTTTCTGTTAAAAGTTTAAACACAAAATTGTGTTTTTGGCAGTACAACTCTGCTGCTTTCCATTTGGCAACATTGACAATCCATGTTAATTTTTCTTTTTTAGATGCATTTTCTTTTAACATAGTTTGTTTTTTTGGTTTTACTTC